TGAAGAAGCAAAATCAGTTTATAAAGTTTTAAACTTTAATATGAAACATGTTGAATATGGTTTTTCTAGCGGTAAATCATTAGATACTGTTGATTTTGTAGATATAGATGATTTGATGTTGAATCATGGCCTCAAGGTGACAGGCAGCTGGGAGCAATTAAATTTTAAAGAAGATACAAAATTATATATTAAATCATTATTAGCAAGTGGTGATGATTTATTTAAACCTGCAAGAATTAAAGTATCCACAATACATGGTGTCAAAGGTGAAGAATGCGAAAATGTAGTCTTATATACAGGAATAGAAAAGATTATACATGATGCAGCATTAAGAAATCCTGATCCTGAACACAGATTGTTTTTTGTGGGTGTAACACGTGCAAAAGAAAATCTTTATATTATGCAACCCGATATAGATGATTATTACAACTACATACCAGGAGACCCAATACTATGAACAAAGCGTTCTTTAAACAAATAGGAGGTTCACATTATAAAAAATATAAAATACAGCCTTCTTTATTTATTAATGAAAATAAGATACTGTTTGCAGAAGGTAATGCAATTAAATACATTTGCAGGCACCAAGATAAAGGAAAGAAACAAGATTTGTTAAAAGCAATTCATTACATACAAATGATTATAGAAAGAGATTATAAAGATGAAAGGTAAAAGAATGGCAGTATTTGATTTAGGATTATTTACTGTGTTGTGCATATATTGTTTTTTAATTATGGTATTATAAATGTTTGAAGCTCAGAAAGAATGGATTTGTCCAGAAAATTATCCTGATTTAAAAGAATATAAATACGTTGCGATAGATTTAGAGACTAAAGATCTTGATCTTAAAGCAAGAGGATCTGGTGCAATTATTGGTAATGGACATATTGTTGGTATTGCTGTGGCTGTTGATGGATGGTCTGCATATTATCCAATTGAACATGAGGGTGGTGGCAATTTAGAAAAAGATAAAGTTTTAAATTGGATTAAACAAGTTTGTGCAAATGATAATGTAAAAATATTTCACAATGCAATGTATGACGTGTGCTGGCTTCGAGCGGCGGGGATCCAAATCAATGGACACATTGTAGATACAATGGTGATGGCATCATTAATTGATGAAAATAGATTAGCATATACATTAAATAGTATTTCATATAAATATCTTGGTGATGTTAAAGATGAAAAAGCATTAACAGAGGCTGCACAATCTTGGGGAATAGATCCTAAATCTGAAATGTATAAACTTCCTGCAATGTATGTAGGTAATTATGCAGAAAAAGATGCACAATTAACATTAGAATTATTTAAAGTTTTATCTCGTGAAATACAAAAACAAAATTTAAAAGAAATATTTGATCTTGAAACACAATTGTTTCCATGTCTAATCGACATGAAGTTTAAAGGAGTAAGAATTGATATAGAAAAAGCACACAAATTGAAACAACAGTTAACAGCACAAGAGCATGAATTGTTATTAAAAGTAAAACAAGAAACAGGGATAGAACCACAGATTTGGGCAGCAAGAAGCATTGCAACAGTTTTTGATAAGCTTGGTTTACATTATGAAAGAACCGAGAAAGCATCTGCACCATCCTTCACTAAAAATTTTTTACAAGAACACAAACACCCTATAGTTCAAATGATTGCTAAAGCAAGAGAAATTAATAAAGCACATACAACTTTTATAGATACAATTTTAAAGTTTACACATAACGGAAGAATACATGCAGATATTAATCCAATTAGATCAGATCAAGGTGGAACTGTTACAGGTAGATTTTCTTATGCCAATCCTAATCTTCAACAAATTCCAGCAAGAAATAAAGATTTAGGACCTATGATAAGAAGTTTATTTTTACCAGAAATTGGCCATAAATGGGGCTGTTTTGACTATTCTCAACAAGAACCAAGACTTGTTGTTCATTATGCAGCTATAACAGAACCAATTTGTTTTGATAATTCTGTAGTAAATATAGTAGAAAAATTTAAAGATAACAAAGTAGACTTTCATAAAATTGTTGCGGATATGGCAGGTATATCAAGAGATCAAGCTAAAACAATTAATCTTGGATTGTTTTATGGAATGGGTAAAGCAAAATTACAAGCTGAACTTGGATTAAGTACAAAAGAAGAAGCTGAAATATTATTTAATCAATATCATAAAAATGTTCCATTTGTAAAAGAGTTGATGGATAAAACTTCTAGTCATGCACAAACACATGGATCAATAGGAACATTGTTAGGTCGTCGTTGTAGATTTGATAAATGGGAACCTGCAACATTTGGCATGCATACACCTATGACATTTGAAGAAGCATGTGCAACATATACAAAAGATAGAATTAGAAGAGCAATGACATACAAAGCATTAAATAAATTGATTCAAGGATCCGCAGCTGATATGACTAAGAAAGCAATGTTAGATTTATATAATGAAGGAATTATTCCACATATTCAAATACATGATGAATTAGATATTTCTGTTGTAAATGACAATCAAGCTAAGAAGATTGTAGAAATAATGGAAAGTGCCGTTACTTTGGCAATCCCCAACAAAGTAGACTATGAAAGCGGCGAAACATGGGGAGATATTTATGATTGATTATGGCATATTTAAATGCAAATATACCACCGATTTATTGTAAAATAAGAAGGGAGTATCTTTATGACTTACGAGAACATCAAGGAGAAACTGAAGATTGTGTGGTCATTGGTATTGCAAGTATTCCAGGGCGTGCGATCTTATTTCATGCTTTACTTACGAATGGTGCAATATATTGGCGGCTTCCTATCTCTGCTTTTCTTCAAAGAGGAAACAGCAGTGATGTGCATAGCACACAAGTGGAACGTCCCGATATCGAAGATCTTGAGTTGTGGAATTCATTTAGTTATTATCCTGCTGTTAGCACTTTTGATTTTTTAATAGGACAACGTTGTAGATATTTAGGGAAGGACAAAAAATTTATTCATGGCGAGTATTTATTTACAATTGACTGGGCACATCCAGAACCTAACATCCTGGATACTGAACATTCCGAAATACCTGACCAACATAAGTGTGCTCATATTTTGGCTCTTGATAACGGTAATTATGCAGCTCAACCTAATAATCGTATTCTGTGGAGTATTCCTAGCTTTACATCTTCAACACATTGGCCGGATTATAAAGTGCAAACTACAGAATGGAATGTTGAAAAGGGTAAATGGCAATTAGAGGATACTGATGCTATGTTTTACCAAATAAATGAATCAAAAAAAAGTTAATTGTATTAACAACCTTGCAGCTGGATGCTGCTTATTAAATCACTGTAAATGTTATGATAATGAAGATTACAATAATAAGATATTTGATTATAGCTCTAGCAGCATTTGTATTAGGTACTTTCTTCCCCAACCCCGCCGCCAAGAACAAGGCTCAGACTGAAGCAATCATCTGGGCCAAACAACTAGGATTTGGATCTCCTAGGTTTGAGTACTCAAACAACAAAGAATTCATTACATCCCTTACCCACTGCATAAACTACTTAAATTTTAACATCCCAAGACGCGAAAGAGTAAATACAGAGCTAATCATAGCGCAGGCTATTGTAGAAAGTGATTACGGAAGATCACGTTTTGCACGAGAAGGTCACAATCTGTTTGGTATACGAGTATGGTCAAAGGATGGAATGTTACCATTATTGCAACCTGATTCTATAAATTGGCGAGTTAGGGTCTTTAAAAACAAATGCGAATCTGTTAAGTATTACATTGAAATATTAAATACAAAGAGAGTATATGCAGAATTTAGAAGAGTTAGAGAAATAACATTGAATAAAAATCCTATTGCAATGGCAAAAACTTTAAATAACTTTTCTACAAATAAAGAATACGAAAAACATGTAATAGATGTAATTAATAAATTAAGAAATGAAACTAAGTGAAAATTTTACATTAGATGAATTAACAAAGTCGCAAGAAGCAATACGACTTGGTATTCCAAATGAACCAAATGATGAACATATTATTAATTTAATTTTACTTTGTAAAAATATTTTACAACCTGTCAGAGATCATTTTAAAATACCCGTATCTATTTCTTCCGGCTATAGATCAGCAGCGTTATGCGAGGCAATAGGTTCATCAGCGACCAGTCAACACACCAAGGGACAGGCAGCAGATTTTGAACTATTTGGCGTACATAATAGAGAAGTTAGTGATTGGATCGTAAAAAATCTTGATTACGATCAATGTATATTAGAATTTTGGACTCCCAATGACCCTAACTCCGGATGGATTCATTGCAGTTATAATGACTCAGGCAACAGAAAATCTTATTTGAACGCGCAAAAATTAAATGGTAGAGTCGTATACACAGTATTATGATACCTAAATTAAAACTTAGTCCTGGCATGTTTATTGATAATGTTCTTGGCATTTGTCCTGAATGTAAAGAAGAAGCATTTCTCGTTGCAATTGTACAAGATTATTATAGATGTACAAATTGTGGTGAAGATACTAGACAATATATCAATGGAGTTATTAAATATTTAAAACTTAGTGATACAGATAAAAATTATATAAAGAAATATGGCCAGAAAACTAGCCCTAGGTAACGGTAAATTTATACAACAAACCAATAAGAAACGTCCTGGACGTCATTCTAAAAGACCTAATAAACGTAATACTAGAAAGCCATATAAAGGTCAGGGAAGAAAACAATAACTTGACAAAGTTATATTAATATCCTATATATTAAGAAACAAACAAGAAAGGTACAAATGACTGACTTTAATAAATACAAAAACATAACTGTTGATAATGACACTTATGCGATTGTAACAAAACTTCAAACTAAACTTAAACGTGATGTTAAGTTAAGTAGAAGCCAAGTAATTAAAACTTTAGTTAAAGAGAAAGCAAGATTATTAAATGGCTCACTCACAAAATAATATAGAGACAAATGAAAAGCCGTTAATCCCAGAACAAAGACTCTGGAAAGCGGTGTTGTTACAGGCAATAGAAGACGCTTTTGGTAATAATGAATCACAAGTAAGCGAATTTGAGAGACGAATGGCGAGGGACTGGATGAAAGATTTTAATACAGACTTTGCAATCGTATGTGAAAATGCTGGTCTTAATCCAAAACAAGCTTTCTATAAATTTAAAAAATACAATTTAATACAGAAAGGGATAATTAATGAGCGGTAAAATAATTTGTCCAAAATGTAATGGTAATGGTTTTGTATATGCTTTTAACCATGACGATAGGAAGAAACAACCGATAGATTGTGATTATTGTAATAATCAAGGTGAAGTTGATATTACAGAGGATGTCATTAAAGATCTTGATTATGCGAGGCAATTACAATGACAATATCTGGATATAAAAAAGCAATAGCCAAGTTATTGAAAGCATATCACAAAAAATGGGATTGTTTTGGAAAAGAAAGAAAGAAAAATGGATCTAAAAAATCATAAACCTAATTATTGGTTATTATTTTTAATAGTGTGTTGGTTGTTAATGATATTTACAATCATGATGTACAAATGATTCTAAAGATACTTAGAAAACTATCTTCTAAACTAGACCGTTTTGTTTGGTATTTAGAAATGAGAAGAAGGAATAAAAGAAACAAATGACTTTTATTATCATATTGATACTAGCGCTGTTGCTTTCTTACATCATGATAAGGTTGAATAAATGAATACTGATATAAAAGAAATAGATTTATCTTATTGGGGAGGGTTTATGGATGGAGAAAGCAGTATAAAGCTTTACAAAAGAGCCAAAAAAAATTCAATTGGAAAAATTTATGATTGTTATGAACCTAAAATAGAAGTTACAAATACGGATATTTTATTAATTGAGCAAATGATAAAAACTTTTAAAATTGGTTATATTTATTTAGATAAACCAAGAACAACAGAAAAAGGAACAATATGTAAACAAATAGCAAGATGGATTGTGACTTATCAAAACGCATATCATATTGCAAAAATTATGTTACCTTATCTTAGAGAAGTTAATAAGAAAAAAGGTGCTGAGGACATAATTAATTATTACGAAACAAGAGTTGGAAAACCAAAAATAAAATGAAATATACTTTTATATTTTTATTATTAGTTAGTTGCTCAAAAGATATATCTTTTGACCCTACAACAACTATTGGTAAAGAATTAATAAAGTTTTTGTATAACGAATCTACAAAAGAAGGACCGGTAATGGAATGAAATGGAATAAAATATACGAGTACCCAAAGTCTACGCGCTCCTTAGTCAAGGATGAAAGGCATTATGAGATTGGATCCTTGAAGCTCCCTTCTGTGACCACAATCTTGAGTGCTACGGCAAGTGTCGAGAAGCGAGAGTCTTTGCAGAAATGGAAGGATAAGATAGGCGAGTTAGAAGCAGAGAGAGTCAAGCAGCGAGCGGCGAGTAGAGGCACTGCAATGCATAGTTATTTAGAAATGCATTTAAATGGTGAAAATTTACTAGATCTAACCATCGAGGGGCTAGAAGCGAGGAGCATGGCAGAAACTATTATTAAACAAGGACTAGGTGATTTACAGGAAATATGGGGCAATGAAGTTGTCTTATACTATCCAGAACTATATGCAGGACAAACTGATTTATGTGGTGTGTACCAAAATAGAGACAGTATTATTGACTTTAAACAATCAAATAAACCGAAGAAAGATGAATGGATTGAAGATTATTACTTACAGGGAGCAGCGTATGCTACAGCTCACGATTGTATTTACAATACTAACATAGAACAAACGGTGATCTTAATGTGTACACCTGATAATTATTTTCAAAGGTTTATAGTTAATGGACAAAGGTTCAAAAATTACAAATCAGAATGGTTGAGAAGGGTTGATAAATACTACAACTTAAAAAATAGTGTTGCATAAATGTCACAATTAAGGCAGAATTATGTTTTTTGCCTTAATTTTGCCACAATGTTCTACGTTTTTGATGTTAAATAAGTAATTGATTTATATACACTTTTGTTAAAATCTGTAGAAAACGTAGACAAAACGTAGAGTGTTAAGTCATTGTTCTATATAGAGAATTTAGTACTTTTCTACGTTTCTACGGATTTTTTCTATAAAAAATAAATTCATGTGTTAAAATATATAAAAAATCTCTAATATGTAGAATGACAAGATTTGACTATGATTTATATAAGATATCTTGGGAAGATATATGTAGTGATTCAGGATGGGCTACTGATCTTGAATTTGACAGAATGAACGTAAGCCATTGTATTTCAATAGGTTTTATTTATAAACAAACTAAAGATTATGTTTGGATCTTTTCAAGCTATGAGATAGACAATCTGGGCGAAATTACATACGGAGATCGTACTGTAATACCCGCAAATAACATCAAATCAATGGAGAAAATCTATGGCAAAAAAACCAAAGAATGAAAGTATCCAAGATATCATCGATAGAATCGAAGAAGACCTTATAACTTTAAGGGATAAGGTTGATGAATTAGAAGATCACGATTGTGATTCTGATTCAGATTCGGATGATGATGATTCAGAAGAATAGTTAATTTTTTTATTTTTAACTTCTTTCTTTAAATCATCTAATACAACACCCTCTAGGATCGGTGAGTACTCGTTTATGATTTCTTTCATACGAGCCTCTAACTGTTCTGCAGTAAGATCTTCTAACTTACCGGTCCTAATAATCTTTTGTTCCACGTACAGCCCAGCAGCCTTGCCTCT